CGCGTTCCTTGCCGTGTTCAAGATCAGAAACGTATCGCTCGCAGGCAAGGCGTTCCCACTTGCCGGCCGGTATGTCTCCGTTCAAAATACTGTCCACGTAATCCAATATCTCACGCTCCCCCATCGTTCACTACCTTCACGTCCTGCCCGAAGAGTATCCGTTCCAATTCGTCAACTGTTTCGGGCTTCTCGGCTTTCACCCTGCTGCGACTGCTGGGCGTCATGCCAAACTCAACCATGAAGCGCCGCATCTGCTCTACCGCCTTATCGCGGATTGCCACCAGCGGATGCTGATAGACATACCCTTTATCAGAGATGATTGTCTGCCCCTCTTCACGCAGTCGCTTGACGGCATCGACCCATGTACTCCACGCCTGGCAGTACGCAGCCAGTGCTGCCCTATCAACCCGTGTGAGTAAACCGGCGTCAAACAGCTCACGCGACACCCTGCGCCACTCCGCCTTCGCCACCGGATCAAGATGTCGCGGCGGTCTGGGTATGGCAAGCTCGAATTTTGGTTCGGCTTCGTTGAGTTTTCGTTTGCCCGGATTGCCTGCCAGCCGTTTCATGGCGGTTGGTTTTGGCGGTCTCCCTGCCATTACCCCTTTACCTCCATTTCGCGGGCATGATTTTTAGACTGCCCGTACGGTCTCTTTTTCGTAATTTCTAGAGATTTTCCACCCCCTACCCCCTCTTTTCTTGTCTTTCTGGAATGACATGACTTACACAGTGCTTGCAGATTTTCTAATGTGTTCTCTCCACCACGCGACAGTGGAACGATATGATCCACTTCCGTAGCGATGACAGGTTGATCACCATGTAAGTCAAATGGGTCTTCGCACAATGGCTTCTCCCGCAATACCATCATGCGCAGCTTCTTCCAGTTGTAATCATAGCCGCGCCGTGCGGCAGACGGTCTCTCGTCCGGCAATCGTGCTGATGCCCTGTGTAATTCACAGTACAGCTCATTGCCGTAAACCAAGTTTCGGCATCCACTCGCGCGACAGGGACGTGGCGGTCTCACCGGCATCATGCACGCTCCAGATAGCGGTAATTGACCCAGAATTCCACCCCCCGCCATTTCAATATACAAACCCACTCCCCTTGAATATCCAGTACTTTTTTGGGTTCGTCTTCCGGGAGTAGTTTGCCGATAATTGCAGAGCCCATGCCCGGCCCACTGCGGATATTCACATACTCATTGCCCTTAGCCAGCTTGACATACTCCAACGCTACATCCGTACCCACATGTCCTGCCGGCTGTGCGCTGCCTTGCAAGTAAGGCAATGGATCAACTTCGCCCTTGTTATAACTGTTGGGGTGTCCCGGTATCCGTAGCTCAAAATGTAAATGAGGGCCTGTCGAAAAGCCGGTACTACCCGAATATCCGATCAAATCCCCCGCACGCACATTAGCGTTTGGTGATACAACAACGCTTTTCAAGTGTGCGTACAGGGTTTGAAATCCATCATGCTGAATTACAAGATAATTACCGTAGCCGTTTTCATCATATCCAACCCGAATAATTTTTCCATCTGCTGCGGAAAGAATAGGCGTACCCGTTGGCGTTCCCCAATCCACGCCGTTGTGACCAGGTTTTCCAAACTTGGCGTAGATGTTCGGATTTTCGCCAAACCGCTGGGTAATCGGATACTGACCGTTGAACGGATACCTAATTTTCATTTATTCCTCACCAATATCTTTCCTTTTCAGACTGCTAAATCTTTTCTCGGTATTTATCTCATGCCGATTTAAAGTATCTTTCATAGATGCTACCTGACAGGCCATGTCGTTGATCTCCTTTGCTAGTAACGTCAATGACCTATCCTGAGCTTCACGCAGTTCGCGCAAGAACGTTCGCCACTGGTTATCCCGTTCGGTTTGTTCTGCGGAATAGCGTTTCATCATCTCCAGTACAAACCAGACAAAAATTCCGACAAGTGGTATCTGCGCCAAGAGTGAAAGTATTGTTGAGTCCATGTTAGCCGTGCTTGGTCAATCCGTAAGTGCCTTGATTTGCCACTGCGCTCAAAATTATGGCTCTTAGCAACCCTATGAGCCCAGCTTGATCGCACGTCAATCCGATGCCAAACTCTGCGCCGATGCTTAGACAAGATAAACCGTAAATCACGCTTGCTACAACGATAACCATAGCCAGCATGATAAGACGTTTGGTCTCGGCTTTTAACCGATCATAACGATCTCTGAGACCTGGCAGGTATGAAAACGCCAGTGACAACACCGTGCCGGCAATTAGTGCTAGCTCATCAGCTCCCATGACAACCTCCTTAAAAGCAGTCGCCGGACCTTTCGGTCCGGCGTACTTCGCATTCTGCGACCTTGCTTATATGCTACAACAATTCTTGCGTCATGTCAATAGCTTCAACAGAATCCGCATCGGAAACACTGAAAATAAAAAAGCCCCCAAATTGGGGGCTAGCTGGTATGGACGCATCGGTTAATTTTCTTTAGACATCGCTTGCTCAATAAGCTCACGGATTTTCTCGCTAATGTTTCCGTGATCCCTGAGCCATTCAAGATGCGTCTCTGGTAACCATACGGCGGTCTGGCGCATTTTTGTTCCATATATCGGCGGGCGGCCAGCACGTTCGTCAAGATAGGCATCTATTTCGACAATCTTGCCATCTTCAAGTTCACACAAGGCGGCGAGATACTTTCTTCCGCCCCGTGTCGAGTTTTCCGGTATATACTCTTCCAACACCTTCACAATGCGGATCTCTTCACCGCCGTACCGCTCCCAAGTGAAGCGGCCGGCGACTGGGTCAACGTGCCCAAGATCGATTCGTCGCACCCGTTGCGGCTTACGCAACGTTTTCTGGCGCTCCAACGCATCCTTTAGCGATTCTCCCCATAATATTTTAGGTTCGTAGTCATAGAGTTCATATTTGTTCATGGTTTCTTCTCCTTACTTAATCTGGTGGGACACAGATGTTTAGTGCCCTAATAATCTCATGAGGATAGATTTTGTACAACTCTGGGTTGTGTACCTTTAATTGGATATCCCCAGAGCGCATAACTATCTCGAACAATGGCTGATTGTCAACATATACATAGCGGATTGTTTCGGTACGGGGCTCGTTCGGAGCCCTGTTGAAAAAATACTTGTAGACCCGTACCATAGCCCCCATCTCCGCATTATCGTGGTGGTAGAAGATGCTTTTGACATCTGCGCGTATTGTCCCTGGCACGAACTCTATCACTTTTGATTTGGTATCCAGAAATTCGCCCAGGACATCCAGAACCTCATACTGATAATAAGAAAAAACTGCCTTTCTGGCGGTGAATGGGGATGGGAAATACTTAAAAAGGGCCATCCGCTTCTGCGCATTCTCATTTGCCGCCGAGACGAGGCGGCCCTTTTCGATGTTCTTTAGGCACGGGTACTCCTTTGAGGCGCACCCAAGTGCCAAAATGTAACAGGGATTGTCCCAATTTACCTGTACGACATCCAGATTCTGTTTATTTAGATCACTTAGATCAGTCTTCAACCCCCTGATAAACTTATGGAATTTTCTTGATTAGTTAAGAACCGTTCCGGGATAATATGTCTTGTCTCCTTACAAATCGGGATTGCTTTTCCAATTTTTGCCTTGCCCGGCATGATCTGATTTCCCATAGCCCCACCAAATAACGCCACCAACGGGATGGCTTCTCGCCATTTTCGCGCTTCGTCAACATCTATGCTGGAGTTTCCAGTGGTTTTTGACAACACGCCACCGGAGAATAGAAAGTAAAAAGCTGGCAAACTTAATCCCTGCACCTCTCCAGTATCCTTATTAACGCCGTACCCCAAAACACTTAGCATATGCATCATCCCACGATCCCGCAATATTCCTCTTATTGAGTTACCACTAATAATGGGTATCTCTTCAAATGTGCCATCAGGTTGAACAATTTTTTCTCTTCTCAGTTTAGCGTTTATCCCTAACGTTTCCCCAATATGACTGATGGATGTCAATGCAACCATTTCGCCTTCAAACACATAGGTTTTCATTCTTCTGTCTCCTTTACTTCTTTCTGTTTTTCTTCCCACGCCAAGCGTCGCTCATCATTATCTACCCGTACCATCAATACCAGTAGCGCGGTTTCTTCCCTCAACATCTTCAGCATTTCTTTGTCATTAGCCTCGATTATTATCTGATTAAACAGTGCCCGCTCCGCGTCTGTTCTTCCCGGCTGGCTTCGTAATCTCGAACAAAGAGTATTGATA